TCTGTGTTCCACTCTGATTTCAATCAAGACAAAGGCTTGGCTTTACTCTTTTCGACTGGATAAGGAACCTGCACTGAATCAACCTTAATCACCGTATCCGTCCTGTTTAGGTATTGATACTTGTACAGGTACTTATATCTATACTGGTAAATGGTATCTCCTTTGACAAGTACATAAATGCTATCCTGATTATAGATGCTATCAACCCGGATACTATCACGTGTCTTATATTCGGTTCTCACAGTCTCTACTGGTACATATTGAGTTCGGCAAGACACAAAGCATATTGCTAACGTCAGCAATATGATATAAATTAGTTGTCTCATGGTCGAACTACTGTATTACGCAAGAAGTTGGAGAACTCGGAACGCACATCAAAGCAGGGACACGCCTTGATGTATTCTGCCGGTTCTATCTCCCCGCTCCCGTTCAAGTCGGGCGAAGTATCCCGGTGCCCCAAAACCTCGACGATAGGATATTCTTTACAGAGTTTAGCAACTAATTGCCGCAAACTAGCTTTTTGAGCAATCGTACGCGTATCTGCCGGCTTTCCGTTTGTATCTAAGCCACCGATATAACAGATACCAATACTGTGCTTATTATACGAAGATTCGCTAAAACCTTTCGTATTGCAATGTGCCCCGTCGATGGAAAGCGGTCGACCGTTCTCTATCATTCCGTCCAGGTCAATGACGAAGTTATAGCCGATTTGATTGAATCCCCGTGCCCGGTGCATTTGGTCTATGTCTTTTGCACGTAAATCTTGCCCAGCACGTGTGGCTGAGCAATGGATGATAATAGCATCAATAGTTTTCATTCTTATTTTCCTTTTTATTTGTTATTGGGGCAACTTTAATCAAGTTAATATTGCAAATGATAGCTATCATAATAACAGATCCTAGCCAATGCCAAAAATCTTGAAAAATAAACTCCAATACTTCAATCATTTGGTATCTCCTTTTTGTAAATAGTTCGTTAGATAAGGGATATTCTTTATAAACTCGACACTTAATACATAGTGCAAGAAAGCTACTACCTTGTAGCCATTGCTAGAGTTGGGTAGAATTTCTTTGATATTCCTTAGAATATTTACCCCGTAGAAGTAGAATACGCTATACGTAATGAATGATACGCATTGTAGCGCACCTTCCGGATTTCCTTTGTGTTCACCAATAAAGTAGATGCAGCTAACCAAGGCAAAGAAAATAGTTGCTTCTACGATACACCTCCAAGCCTTTTTAAAAGAAAAACTCTCATGATTGATAAGGAGTGCAGTAAGCAGTCCACAAATGAAATTGAGGGCAAATACAGCAATAAGACTTTTGATCTCCCCAGAGATAGGATTGAGATAAGCAGCTATACCGGTAACCAATCCAATAAGTAAGTTTTTGAAATAATCCATATCATTTTTATCTAAAATATTAATACTTTATTTTAATACCTCGCTACAATCATCAATAGCTGTCTGAAATACTTGTTTCACTTCGCCAGAAGTTAGCCCATGATCCTCATGTAGCGAGAATCCGGTTACTCCATTTCGCGAAATATTGAAGAAGCCGACAGTCGTTTCATCTTTGACAATCTCGGCAGTAATATCTTTCACCGCTTCGGTACCACGAATTGATATTCTGTACTTAATCCTGATAGCTCCCGTAACTTTGGTTGTCGCAGTACTGTTTGTTGCTGTAATGTTCATTCTTTGTTTCCTCCTTCTATTAAATCATAAATCTGTCCGTATGTCCCTGCGGTTAGATACTCTCCACAAATTTCTTTTAATAAAGCAGCATCTTCCGTTTCAATATCAAGCACCCCACGATTGTTAATAATTTGTTGCAGCATCTTGTACGCTCGTAACTTCTTGGAAGTTTCCATGTTCTTCCGTGGGTTAGAACCAGCTGCATATAATGCCTCTGCAACCAAATCGCGAAGGGATTTTTTACTTTCTTTACCATTCACCAATTCGATAAACTCCCGACCTCTAAAGTCTAGTAAGTTTCTGTTTAAATTTACTTTCATTTCTATTTTATGTATTAGTCATTTCTACCACCATACCTTTTACTATATGTATCTTTTGCTTATAAATCTTTCCAGGAGAATCCAGATTAGTAATCCATACATCGGATAAAACATTCATTACAGCACCGTTCCCGTTCCGTGGAAAGAATCCATTTGCAGAGACATCTCCTAGTACGCTTACATTTCCGTCGAAGAATCCCGCATAGATATAATCGCTTGGATACTTAGGATTATCAGAATGGGAAGAGCCATATATAGCCGCACTTCCCCCAAAAGATGCGCCAATAGCAGCTACTCCAAAATTTCCGTCTGTAGCAGCATTAAAGGTCACATTTACAACACCTTCCTTAGCCCTGCCAGAGCCAAGTTTTAAACTGCGCGAAGTCCCTCCGAAATAACTAGAGCGTGTCCAGATAAGACGCCCCTCCTCAAGAGTAAAACCACCAATAAATCCAGAATCAGCATCAATCCTGCGAACCTTTATCAAATCGGTATTCAGATACCCTCCTACGATTATAGTACTTCCAAGTTGTGCTGCTTCTACAGCATCTTTGAATGCTAATCCACCCAAACCGGAACGATCTACTTTTGAATTGATTACTGTCTGCAGATTACTATGAAGTGCTGTGAAGGTAACAGCTCCTTCTAAATTAATTTTAGACGAATGAATCGTCGTCTCACCTGCTGCTTGGTTAATATAAGATATAAGCGTATTGCCGTTTTCCAGCTCTTTAGAAGCATATATCTTATTGCCGTTGGAAGTCGTTATCCACCCGGCAGTATCTATCCGTTGTGTCAGGCTGTCAACTCGAGCCACTTGTGCGGAGATTTGAGTATTGAGTACTTTCAGATCGGCAGTACACTCATCGGAATAACTTTTCAGTTTGTCGTGAATAGCTTTGTTTGCTTCTTCAACAGCTGTATTAAAACTAGCTAAAGCAGAGTTGAATAGAGTAAACTTATCATCGACGTTTTTCTTTTCTTCTACAGTCGTTTGTCCGTCTGCAATAGCTGTATTGATTGCAGCCATAAGATTATCAATAGCACCGGATAAAGATACCTTGGCATTAAGTAAGGCTGTTTTTGCAGATCCTTCCAAATAGGTGTTTACATATAGTTTATTATATGTAGCTTCAACGGCAGATTTCGTATTTTTGACTGTATTCAGATATTTTTCAATGGCTTTCGCTTCCGCCTCGTTTATAATGCCGTCGGCAAAAGCACTGTTTACATAGTCATGAAGGCCCTCTATTGAATCGGCTGCATCTTGTGCAGCCTTGGCTGCATTAGCAGCGTCTTCTAAAGCTTGCACAGCCTGTCTTAAAGCTTCATCTGAATAGTCCTTCAATTTATCCTGTATAGCTTTATTGGCGGCTTCAACAGCAGTATTAAAATCAGCATAGGCAGAATTAAAAAAAGTGAATTTACTATCCACGTCTTTCTTTTCTTCCGTTGTCGTGAATCCATCGGAAATTGCGGTATTGATAGCATTAATCAGACTTTCAATACTTCCCATTAAACTAACCTTAGCATTAAGCAAGCCAACTTTTGCGGGGCCGGATAAATAAACATTCGTGTAGAGCTTATTGTAAGTTGCTTCGATAGCTTGTTTAGTGTTGTTGATAGTATTGATATATTTTTCAATAGCTTTTGCCTCTGCTTCGTCAATAAGGCCATCAGCGAAGGCTCCATCTACATAGTTATGCAATCCTTCGACAGAATCAGCAACGTCCTTGGCCGCTTTAGCTGCGTCCTTTATTTCCTGATGAGCAGCTTCCCATTCAGACAGATTCTCCAATCCGGAGGAACCGGCTTTAATTTGAATATTTCCGCCTATTTCCCCTTTTACCAAATCGAAGTACGTCTTTCCGTCTGGTGATATGATTCGTTCTGTTGTTACTCGTCCCGGTAAGATTTCCGTGAATCCGTACAACTCAACGAAGCTGCGTTCACCTTCATACTCACTGTTTAGGATACCGGTTAGTAAGTGATAATATCCTGCTATCTGTTCCATTTTGATAGCCGTCTCGCTTAGAAGGAATGTTCCGGTCTGATTCTCTTTGCTAACTTTGGCATACAGATAATATTTTATTGCTGTCCGCTAAAACTTTTTGAGCCTAAAAATTAGGGCTGGATTCCTCGCTTGGAATTCAGCCCTTTT